GTCCGCTTTCGTGCGCTTGGTGTCCGCGGCGAGACGCGCTTTCTCGGCGCGCTCCGCCTTGGTGAACGGTTTGTCGGCCATCAGGCCCTCCCTCTCTGTGAAAAAAGGCGGGAGGCCAGCCGCAGCCAGCCTCCCCAGAACCGCGTGTCAGATCACACGCGCAAACGGCCCATCGCCGAGGGGTGATGGACTTCGACGGTGTACTCCCCGACGACCATCCCCTTGCTGTTGTCTCCAGTCCGGCCCATCTCGAGGTACTGGAACGAGCGGTTGACGAACGGCGCGACCTTCACGCGCTCGCGCGGGACGATCAGGAGCTCCGTGTCCGGCAGCGCGCGCGTCAGGAACACCGTGGCCATCCCGAAGGGGCCCTGGTATTCGCGAATCACCCGCTTGAACTTCTCCTTGTCGTTCGAATCCTGAACTTTGGTGTCGTTCATGTTCGAGATGTCGCGGTAGAACGTCGGGCCCGCGACGATCGCCCAGGTCTCGACTTCCGCTGACGCGCCGGCCTTGTAGACCTGCTGCCAGATGTTGCCGATGTAGAGATGCGGGTTCGCCGAGAACGACGTCGCCGTCACGGTCGAGTTGATCGACGTCAGCTGGGCGCGGATGCCCTGCATGGTGCGCGACTGGGTCGTGGTGCCGAGCGAGTTCGTGCCGTTGAGCACGCCGCGCAGGACTTCCGACTCGAGGAGGCCGGGGACCTCCTTGAAGATCTTCGCCCGCGCGTTCTCGTACGTGTCGTTGCCGAGCATCCGGCCGGCGATCTGCGTCCCGGTGGCCGCGATCTCGACCGAGAAGTACCCGACGGTGTTCGCGCGCCGGTTGCCCAGCCGCGCCGTGTGCTGCCCAGAGTGCTCGTGGCCCTCTTCGGCCGCCGGCCACCGGACGAACAACTGCCCGCCAGGCGCGAGCGAGCCGACGACCGTGTTGTCGTAGTTGCGGACGACGTTGATCGAGTTGGCGCCGATGATCGAGTTGATCTGCATCAGCTCGGGAGCGGCCGACTCGTTTTCGAGGATGGTCCCGACGGTCAGGGACAGCCCGAGGCCGTTGACCTGGAACGCCGTGGCCGCCGTCGCCGAGCTGATCGCCGTGGAGGCGACGATGTAGCGCGGACGGAGGAAGTCCTCGACGAACTCGTGCTTCGGCGAGAACGCGGCGAAGCTGTCCGAATCGCCGAGCCAATCGAGAAACGGCGACTCGTACGGGGCGAGCGTGCGAATGATCGGCGAGATGTCCTCGCCGACGAGATTCGCGGTGAACTCCTGCGCGGTGCTGATACCTGAAAATGCCATAGCGTCGTACTCCTACTGGTGAAGGTGGCGAGCGGCCCCTACGACGCTCGAGCTTTCCGGGATGCCTCGAACAGTGCGGTGATCGCCCCCGGCGAACGGTCCCCGCCTTCGATCCGCGCCTGCGCGCTCGCCACGGTGACGTCGCCCGTGCCGCCGCTGAAACTTGCGCCCCCGCGCGCCCCGCCGCCAGTGCCGGCCGCCGGCTTCCGGTGATGCGGATGCGCTTCGAGGTATGCCTTGACGAAGACCCCGATCGGCTGCGGCTTCCCGTGGACGAGCACGGGCTTGCCGTCGTCCCCCTTGACGAAGGGTTCAAGATCCTCGTCGTAGGCGACGCGGCTGCCGAGGATCACTTCGAGTTCCGAGAGCGACTCGTCGCGCGCCCCGGAGGCCTGCGCTTCGGCGCGGAGGATGGCTTTCAGCTGCACGCCGAGGCGGTGATCGCGCTTGGCCACGGCTTCGGCCTTGTCGGCGATCTCCTTCGCGTGGTTCTCTTCGCGCTGGCGGCTCATCTCGTTGTAGCGCTTCGTCAGCGTGGTTTCCGCCTCGCGGAACTTGAGGTTTTCCTCTTCGAGCTGCTTGGCGCGCTCGACGGGGTTTTCCTTTTCCCACTTGGCACGCTCGGCGGCGATCTTCTCTTCGGCCGCCTTCTGGGCTTCGGTGAGCGCGTCCTCGCGGCCCTTTTTCAGGCCGCCGCCGTACGCGCCGGTTTCCGTGCGCTTGAAGAGCGCGTCGATTTCCGCCGGCGCCTTGCCGACGATTTCGCCCTTGTCGTCGATTTCCAGTTCAAACTTCGGCATGACTTACCTCTGGAGGGCGCCCACGCGCAGGGCCATCGCTTTGTCGAGCCCGTCGCGGAGCGCCTGTTGATCCATCTCGTTCAGATCGAAAAACTTCCGAATCACCCCGCGTCGTCCGGCGCCGGTGACGTTGTGCCAGATCGCCTTCTGCTCGCTGCTCTCGGCGCGGCTGCGGCCGATGAAGGTCGCCGCGTTCACGGGCGCTCTGGCGCGGCGCTTCGCCATCTACAGGTCCTGTTGCCCAAGCGTCGCGAGACTCACCCCGAGGGCGTCCGCGATGCGCTGCGCGACGTAGCTGTCGATGTTCCCGCCCGCCTCCAGGTTGCGGATCGTCCAGTCGCTGACGTTCGCGCGCTTGGCGAGCGACGTAATCGAATGGCCCGCGAGTTCGCGCTGCGCCTTCAGGTTGTCGAGCTTCTTCGTGCCCTTCGACATGCGATCTCCTACTGCGTCCAGCCGAGCGTCACGCTGCTGTCAGTCAGGTCGACAATGCCCAAGTGGTTGAGCATGTTGCCGCTGACTTCGAGGTTGACGCGCGACGTCCCGAGGGCTGCAGACTTCTGCGCGGCGTAGGCGGCCGAGTACGGCTGGAATGCTGAACCATCCGCGGCGATGCCCTGCCGCGTGCGGCGCACGATGCGTTCCCGTGCGAGCAACCCGAGCTCGCGCATATCCTCGCGGGTGACGAGCTTCAGGTCCGCGAGGGACTCGAAGTTGCGCGAGAGGGAGATGGTGGCGCTGGCCATTCAGCCTTTCGCCTCGCCGAGGATGGACTGCAGCGTGCGATACGCCCGCTCCGCGGCCCGGTTGCACGCCGGCAGCGTCGCGTAGCCGCGGGCGCCGAGCGCGATCACGGACGCACCGACGAAGACGCGCCAGTACCACTTTCCGCGAACCTTGTGCCGGTTCAGCCGGGTCATGATCGTGTCGGCCAACTGAACGTCCCAGGCCCTTCGCCAACGGTTCGGCTCGTCGCCCAGAACACGTCGTTGCTGTCGAGAAAGACTTGCCCGTTGACCGCGGACTCAGCGACCGGACCCCACACCCGGACAATCAGCATCGGGAACGTGTCACCCTCGGCGACGCTGTTGCCGATATGGGCCTGCGCGCCGGCCGGCCACGCCGGTGGCGTTTCATTCATGCGCTCGGCAATGCTCGCGCCGCTCGTGCGACGTCTGGCGATTGCCTCGGCGTCCTGTGCGCTGAGCCGGTAATGCACGATCCGGCCAATCGTCGGAATCTGTTCGCTCATGCTGCTTTCCTTCCGCCGAGCTCGAGCCGCTGCAGCTCGACTTCCGGCATCCGCTGATCGGTGTCCACGAGCTCGCGCAGCTCGCTGACCTTGCTAACTGCGATGAACTGGTGACGACAGTTCCATCCCCCGCCGGTGAGAAACACGTCCGGGAGCTGCCCGTTGTCCATCGCGTCGATCGCCGGCTTGCTGTAGACCTTCCCGACGTGCTCGAAGCAGAACGGCCGCGTCTTCCGGTCGAGCGGCCCGAGGTACGCGAACACGTCCCCGTCCTGCGCCTTCATCGCTTCGACCTGCCGGCCGAAGATGTTCACCGTCGTGTCGTAGAGCGTGCGGGCTTCGGCGAGTTCCACGTCGATCGCCGTGGCGAGGTCGTCGAGGAGGTGCGCGATCGGGCGCTGCGAGAACAGCCCGTAGGCGAACGTTCTCCACAGCGCATGCGCGATCGCCTCCCCCTGCCCGAGGAGATCCAGCCGCGCGAGCGCTTGCAGCGCGAGGATCCGCGTGCCGTCGGTTGCGGTAAACTCGGCGAGCCGGGCGGCGCCGCGCAGCGCGCCCAATTGACTGACCAGACGATTGAGCAGCGCCCCGCTCGCGGTGTCCGCCAGGTGTTCGTACCCGGCGGCGCGGAGGGCCTGTTGAAGTTGCCGCCGCAGTTTCCCCGCACGAACCGCCCGCGAGAGTGCGGTACGGCTCCCTGCGGCGGCGTCGAGGGCCAGGGCGCGCAGTTCCCGTTCCAGATCCCGCAGGACGCGGGCGAGCTCCGTGGCGTACGTCGCGGAGATCTCGTCGGCGATCCGCGCGAGCTTCTCGGCTTCGCTCAG